TTTATCGTCATTTAATCTGTGTTTAATTAATTCCTAAACGGATGGCTGCGGTTCCAGAAACTTGACGGAAAACAGCACATAAAACCGGTCTCTTTCGTAGCTTTCGTACCAGTCCGGTTCTGCCGGCATGTCCTGATACACCATATTGTAAGTCCGGTAATTCTTTACATTTATCGTAAGCATTCCGGACGTAATCAGCTTCATCATGCGCTGGTATTTGTCCAGTCGGTCGGCTGCGGAGTTTCCACGAAGCCAGAACTGCAAGGTACGTTCGATGCTGCCCAGCTTCACGTTTGGGTTCTGAGGAAGCTCTACCCCGTTCCGTTCCCGGAAGTCTACGGTAGTAATATCCTTCGCCTTGGGCATGCGAAGCAAGGCATCCATGTTCACGTGTCCACCTTCTTCAGTCTCGCCCAGGAAGGCACCGTATTCCGTCCATACGTCTGTTCCGTTTATTGTAAGGTATCCTGTCAAATCCATATCATTTCAGTGTTATACCGTTCAATTTCATATCTTCCATCAGGTCGTATATCAAAACGATGTAGGCCGTATGTGATGCGATGGTAGCCAGTGTTTCGCTATCCAACTTTTGCGATTCCCGCAGATCCTGTACAAACTTGTCAATATTCGCCAGATGTGTCTGCATGTTACGCCCTATGCCCTCGAAGGTGGATATGCTTTCCTGGCTCATTATTGTAAGTGCACCACTGCCGGGCGACTGGCTGCTTCCCGATCCGGATGCAGACCATCCGAAAGTATTCATCAGCTCTTCCCGGTCTTTTATCATCTGATCCACCATTGCCTGATTCTGTTCCCTCAGACTATCCACTTCATCTCTGGTCAGTCCGTCTTCGCCTAATTTTACCCAGTTGTCGTATAAGGCTTTAATCTGGCTGTTGTATTTATTCGCAATAAGTGAACGGAAGAAGGCATTCTGGAGATTCTTTTCCAGATTGTCTGCCAGGTCTTCGTTGGTAGATTCCAGATCAGATATAAGGTCAAAGTATCCATCCTTAAACGCATCAAATCCGATTCCGGTAATGGCTTCCTGTTCCTTTGAGGCTATTTCTTCCAGTTGATCCGCGTAAGAACCGATATTTTGTATGTAATCGATGAATTCAGAATTTACATCCGTCAGTACGGAAACAAACTTCTCATCCTGAAGCACATTCCCGATGATACCTGCATCCAGCCCCAGTACATCACCCAGACTTCCGACCTGCTCTCCGACCAGTCCGGACAATCGCTGCCAGTCCTGTGACGACATCCGGTCATTCACCCGATATCCCAGGGAGTGGGATCCGATACTTGCACCGCTACCCGCCAGCATATTGGCCAGCTGCCTCTGCCGTTCAATCTGCACGTTTACCAGTTTTTTTGCTTCCTCTGCTGCCTTCTGCGCTTCTGCTCCGTAGTTGATGTCGATGTATTCCTGCTTCTTTGAAATAAGATCATCCCATATATCAATCAGCCCTTCATACTTTGATTTCAGATTTTCATATCCGGAATAATCTGCACCGCCGAAGCCAAACAGTCCGGCGATTGTATTGCCTACTCCAGTCAGAACCTTAGTTACACCGGATATGGCTGAGAATGGATTTGTAAGGTCAATGCTTTCCAGTCCATTCATTACCTGACTGACTCCGTTCAATGTTTCACTGACTGCTTCCGGAACTTTTACGCCAAGGTTACCCAGCATGTCTACGATATCATTTCCGGCATCAACAATGGCCATTCCTTTCTGTCCGATAGAATTGGCCGCTTCTGTCAGATTCTTCTGGGCACTGTATCGTTTATCCTGAGCAGCACGAAGTCTTTCCTCCGCTTCGGCCTGTGTGACCAGCTTGCGGGTAAGGGTTCCTGTTGCTTCGTCATATTCTTCCACGATGACACTTCCACCCATCTGAGCCTGTTGCAGCAGGTTCTGAGCAGTACGTACCTCTTCCATGGCGGACTTGTAGTCCTCGTATCCCTTCTTCATTGCCTCGAACGGGGAACGGTCGGCCAGCTCGGAGTCTATCTCTTTGAAAGCATCCATTACCTCCTTGAAGGATTCCGGACTGATGTCATCACCGATTCCTTCCAGGTATTCCTTCAGCTTCTTGCGAAGGCTTTCCAGCGTATCGGTCGACACACGGTCCAGGTCACCGAAGATCTTATCCCAGTCCATCCCTTTCTTCATTTCCTCGAAGTCCAGGCTGGCCAGCTTGTCGTCACGTTCACGAGTCAATACGTCAGCTTCACCTTCTGTTTCCGCAGCGGCAATCTTCCGCGCGTAATCCATCGCGATGGCCAGACGCTTCTCCTGATACGTGCCGTATTGTTTATTGTAGTCGATAAGGCTCTGTGTAGCCTTGTCGCGGTATTCCTGCTCAATCTGATAGATCTGTTCATTATACACCTGTTCTGCCAGCACACGGTTGTTTTTAGCCGATTCCTTTACGGCATCATATTGGCTCTGTGGAATGTTGTCACCCTGCTTGCGTGCCTGATCCATTTTTGCAAGCATATCCCGTTCCTGCTTGTCAATGTCAGCCACAGACTCATCATATTCCTGCTTTGCCAGTGCCATGCGCTTGGCAATACCTTCCTGCATGATCTGGATGCGAAGTTTCTCCGTGGTCTGCTGTGCTTTTACGCGGGCATCGGCAAGCTGAGAGGCGTAGTCGGTTTTTCCGGAACCCGTACCACTACCTTTTTCCTCTGTAACAATGTCATCTACCTTAATGCTTTTTTCCAATTCCTTAGAAATCTTGTTCGATTCATATATGGCTGCACGGTATCCTGCAATTTCTTCGTAAATTGCATCTGTTTCTTTCTTTAACTGGTCATAATCTGATTGAGCCTTTTGAACTGCGACATTTCCTCCAACTGAAAGATTTCTAGTTCCGGAAGTTGAAAGTTTTCCTGCATTCAGACTTGCAGACGTTTTTGCTATATTTAATTTTTTTTCTGCTGCTTCAAGTTTTGGTAAAAGAGGATCTAATCTGGAGTACGCATCATTTATCTTTTGTTCATTTTCCAGGATCTTCCCTTGTTCATCCACCATTTTGTTCATGGCTGCTCTTGCCTTAGCAGATGATATAATTGATTTTGTAAGACGATCATAGGCATCTGATGCCTTACCTGCCAAAATTTCCTCATTACTTAACTTCCCAAAATAAGAAGGATACATTTTCTGTAGTTCGTCGACAGCTTTATTTCTTTCCTTCATTGATTTAGATATATCCAAACTTGCTTCATAAAGTATTTTAAGTTTGGCCGCTTCTTCAGCCGCAGATTTTCCTCCTTCTACTTGAACTTTATTTAATTCATTCTGAATTTTTTGAGTGTCAATAAGCTCTTTTTTTGCCTTGAATAAAGAAGATACCCAGTTACCAATTTCTTTTCCATACACAATCCCTAAAGAAATAGCTGCGACTAATGCTGTTTGCCAGGAAAACACGGATTTTGCCAATTGTTTCCATACCGGTACACCTTTCCGACCTGATGCAGCCAGAAGCTCGTTCTGTTTCCGCACATCAGATATTGCATCCGCCAGCATAGGAAGGTTGTTGGAAATAGCGAGGATAAACATCTGCGGCCCCATGGCAAGTGAAGGCAGCTCTCTTGCTACCTGGCTGAACTGCATTTTCAAATTGTTGGTCTTACGGGTTACGGCTTCGGTGTCGATGTCAATGGTCTGCGTTTTTGCGGTTTCTTCTTTCGTCTTTTTCAAGCTTTTCAGTCCAGCTTCCAGTCCGCGTACTTGTCCGGTAAGCGCCTGGATGTTGGCGGCCTCCTGTGTGTAACTTATACCCGCAGCCTTGTTGACCTCCAACTGGTGTTTCTGTTCGGCAATTACCTGTTTTAATGCAGATATCAGTTGCAGAGTCTGATTTTCCACATCATCCACATTCTTACCCACGCTCTGTAGTCCGGCTTTGGTAAGGTCTTTCATGAATATTTCAAGTTGTACAGGTACTGCCATATCCTTAATCTTTTACTGCGTATTTTGTAAAGAAATCCATCGGGTTCATCCCCTTTGTCGTGTTCTTGTTATCTGTTTGTTTGTGACTGTTTCTTTGTTTCTCCCGTTCCTCCATTTCACGGATCTGTTGCATCATATCCGGCTTCTGCGGAGGAACCCAGTGCGGCATGTCTGCCATCATCATTTGCAGGGTTACTACATTCACTTTGTCCAGAATGTAGTCAATGCTCCAGCCTGTTTCCGTGGCCAGCTGACCTACTACGCCGAAAAGGCTATGCGAAGGTTCTGTATGTCCCTTCTTTAACTCCTCGTTTCGTTTTCGCTCTCGTTCCGGCTCGCTAAGGGCTGCATCTTGTTCAGTGCTGCTGCCGATGCGATAATAATCCCGAAAGACGTGGTAGATGTACTGTTCAGTATTTGTCGCCAGGCGGATGAAAGTTCGTCGGGCGTCATCAGTTCCCGAAGCATCCATGCCACCGGGCGGTTTAGTAACCTTCCCAGTACCGGGCCTCGAACAATTCCGTATGCCACCATCCGGCTGATATCCTTCCCATGCAGGAAGATAAACCGGATGCGCTGGTCCAGATTGTATGCATCATATTCTTCCGGAGTCACCCCGATTCGGAGATAACGCTTGCTGATACGGATCAGGCTGCGTGTGGTAGGTGTCTTCATCGTAATGCGGAACGGACGTTTCCGCAGTACCGTATGAAGCGGCAGGCTGATTCCCCCGTCACTGAGGGAGACGCCTGCCAGCAGTTCTATATCCTGTGCCTTCATACTTATCCTGCTGCGTCTGCGGTTGAGTCTGCGGTATCAGGTGTCACTCCGGGAGGATAGATACGGTAACGTCTTTCCTTGCCGTCGGTTGGTTTCAGCATATCCACACGGATACCCATTGCCAGCACATTCTGCATGTTGATACCATTCTGCCATCCGTTACGGCTCAATCGGGAGTTAAATACACGGAAACTGTGGCCTGAATGCATAGTGATAGTCAATACGCCATTGGCTACCATCTTTGTCGGTGGTGTATAAGAGCCGTCAGCTTCTTTCTTTCCACCGAACACATTCACCATGTTTTCCGCATTCAACTGGATAAGGTTCATTGTGAACGCATCGCTTCCCGGATTGGTCATAATGCTGTCTACCGGTCCGTCTGTTACCTGTGCGGCATTCACATCCATAAAGGTAGGCGCATTTCCTGCCGGCTGCATCCCGTTTTCATCCAGCCAGCCCAACGTCTTTTCCTCGCCTTCCGATGCCTTGAACTTTACGGCGGCCACACCATACATCAGTCCGTTGCTTGTATCTGCCATAATCTTGTCGTTTTTAATGTTTGCTTAAATAATATTTAATCAGTTGCCAGATAAGGAAAATCCCCAGCAGGGTCAGGGCTGTTCCTGTCAGCCATCCCTGCACTCCAGGGCGTGCTTCCTTCAATTCATTGCTCACAGTTTCATCGCGTATGCGGTGGTCGGTTTCCGTACGTGTTATGGTTACCTGTCTTCCTGTACTGTCGGCTGTCGCCGTGACGTTCACGCCACCTTCTCCGTCTGATTGTATGTCGATATTCAGACCGTCGTTCCGATAGTTCAGCCCGAATCCGGCAGGAAGTTTACTCAGATTCTGCCACTGCTCCGCACTCACCGAGCAGGTCGCCGTCCTCTTCGGGACCGGCCCGAAGGTTGTTTGCTCTGTTACGCTCGTTCGGAGGCTGTCCGAGCGGACGGTTTCCGAGCTGGCCTTTCTGCTGCTGGCGCAGGAAGATAATGACAGGACAACGGTCAGCATACTTGCAAGTATGTAATTTGCGTAAAGCCGTTTCATGATTGATATTCCGTTCGTTTTGTTTTCGTAATTGTTTGCTTATATCCAACACCGTGGCACTGAGGTCATCGTAAAGAGTCTTGTAAGTACCTTCGGTTTCTTTTACCGCACGGACTTGATACACCTTCCTGTCACGCCACCAGGCAATGGCAGTAGCCAGCCATCCGGCAGGAAGAAGCCAGTCCCATAGTGACTGTAACAGGGTCCAATCCATAAAGCTCTACTCTTTTTTAAACAATGCTCCGATAGCCTTAATCACATCATAGAATCCGCATCCGCTTAATCCGGCCGCCAGTCCGTAAATCAGAACTTGCCACCAGATATAGCCTGTAAGTAACGGAGTGAGCTGCAAAAGCCATGCAATAATACATACTACCATGCCCACACCGCATGAAATCAAAATTTTGGCCAGCTTGCTTGCGGAAATAGCCGGAACAACTTTCAGAATCTGTGTCACCAAGGTAGAAACCAGGGCTACGATTCCCGTAAAGCTTCCCAAATCGATAAGGAACGATGTTTCAGGTTCTGCAGCCGGAAGTACGGTCTGTGCAAATGAAGCCAGTGTTGTAATCAGACACAGGCAGAAAAATAAGATAATCCGTTTCATTTTGTTGTGCTTTATTGGCGTAGCATTTGGCGTACTACGCCATGGTTATAGTTTCAATATCTGTTTTCTGTTGTTTCCGTCGCGCTTGTAAGACACATGCACCCACGAAAAATTCTTTTCGTCAATCAGCTGGTCGAAAGGCAGATTCTCACGGATGTACTCAAAGAGTTTCCGGTTCTCTTCCCTGCTTCCTGCTGTAATGTCGGCAGCTTCTCCTTTCAGATGCTGGCTGCTTGCCTTACCTCCTACCAGCCGGTTCAGTTGCGGACAACGGTACCCGGAGTTGACGGCAATCGGTTTCCCGTACCATTCGCGGAGCGGGTCAAGCACGTTGTCGGCCAGGGCTTTCAGATTACCCGCCTCCTGAAGAGGCGGTGTATTCTTGATTCCATGAGCGTCGGCGGTGGTGCTGGCACAAAGTTCACCCATTGTAAAGTGTTTCATCTTTCAGTCCTCCTTATGCCTGCTCTTTGGTTGTTGTTTCCACGGTTCCCACTACCTGCACTTGCTGAGGAGATACCTGCGTAATCTTTACGTCTACCTCTTTAGCGTCAAACCAGGACTTTCCGCTGTAGTAGATTTTCTTGGTAGCACCAGCAGCAACCTCAATTGAGTTGACCGTAAGTTTGTTACTTGCATGAGTATTCGTAATTTCCAGCATGGCACCCATCAGAATGTCATCTCCTGAAATAGTATATGCCTTACTGTCTGAATCCGGTTCAATCGAAACCTTGCTTGCCTGAGCTGTCAGCGTAATGCTGGTTCCTGAAGCCGATACAGTAGAAGCTTCACGCACATCCAGCAATACTACTTCTTCTCCGAAAGCCACGTTGGTATCTGCCATCATAAGCATCTTGAAGAAATACTTCTCACCGGCGTTGGTCACCTTGTCAATCTGGATCACGTTGAAATCATCTACCAGGTTCACTGCACCCCAAGTGTTGGAGTCTTCGTCCGGAGTAGCTACGGTACCGATAATCACACCGTCCGGAATGGCAGCCAGCGGAACAATGTTTGTGCCTTTAAAGCGTACGGCGTTCGTATCCGTCCAGTTGGCACCCTTGGCATCGCGTTGTGTCAGTTCGTCATCGTAACGGTCTGCATCGTCTACAGACATCATATAAACGAAATTCGGGTTGTTGCGAAGCACCTGAGGAGTAGCCTTGCGCACTTTCTGCAAACGGGTAATCATTGACTCAGCAGAAGAAGACTTCACGTGAATCACTTCACTGTCGGCCATAATCTGAGTCAGGATACCGTTGAACAGATGATCATCGTCTTCATCATCGTCTTTATAGATACCGTTTACGAAGTGGTACCCCAGCTCGAAGTTAACCTGACGGGACATCGCATCCAGCAACTGGTTCTGCACTTCAGGAGGAAGCTGGTCGAACACCATGTTTCCTTTCGGCTGATACTTGCGCCAGATTTCCTCAAAAGCTCTCGGGTTAAATTCCGTATAAGCCATAAAGTCATGCGGAACAAGTGCCTTCTCAGAGTAATTGAAATCACCCTTGGAATCTTTCGATTCAGGCTGTTCCTTGCGCTTCTGCAACATGGTTCCCGTCTTCAGTCGGGGAATAGAGTATTTCTTGCGGATATTCGGAACAAGCTTGATCAGTCCTTTCTGTACAAGTTCATTTCCGGTAGCCGCCTTGGTGAGCAGTCTTTCAAGAACCTCACCGTCATAGGCTGTGTTTTGAATCTGAATTGCCATGTTTTGTTTTGATTAATTGTTATTTACTACTTCTTTCCGTAACGTCTTTCACGGATGTTTTCCTGTTCCTTTTCCCATGCACCTTTGTTTTCGGGATCTTTCTTGTCCAGTCCGTCGGAAATCATCTTTTTCCGGGGCAAACCTTCCAGGATCTTCGATGCGTTTTCAAAGTCCTTCTCCAGCAAGGTACGATATGTGTCCTTGTCTGCCGGACGGATGCGTTCCTCCTTTACCGCGTTTTCCAGCATTGTGTCGATTTCTTTCCTTCGTGCTTCCGCAGCCGCATCCTCAAAACCTTTCAGCTTCTGTCGCAGTGTGTCGTTTTCCGCCTTCAGGGTGTCATATTTCCCTGCTTTGTTTTCCAGTGTCCCGATTACGGCCAGTGCAGAGGCAGAATCTGCACAGTTGGCAAACAAGGGACGTTTCTTCAGTTCGTCAAACATTGCTTTATCGTTGTTTAATGGGTTATTTTTCATTCTGTTCATAAAGAGTTTGTACACGTTGTCCGGACTTTCCACGTCCTGGCGTTCTGCTTCTTCCACGTCGTAGATTCCGTCCACGAATCCCATATCCTTTGCCTCCTTGGCCGTAAGCCAGTGGTCTTTACCGTCGAAGTAAGTCTTCTTTATTTCTTCTCGGTCTGTTCCGGTCTTCGAAGAATAGATGTCTGCCAGTGTCTCCTCCAGCTGCTCAATGTGTTCCATGGTCTGCTTCAGTTCCTCCTTGTTACCCCAGCATCCTCCCTGCACATTGTGAATCATCAGACGTGCGTACTGGCTCATGTACACCGGCTTTCCGCACATGGCAATCACGCTTGCAATGCTGGCGGCCACCCCGTCCACGTAAATGGTAATATCTGCCTTGCTTTCACGAAGCGCGTTGAAGATTGCGATTCCGGCATATACGCTTCCCCCAATGCTGTTGATGCGCACATCAATCTTACCGTACAATGATTCATAGTCGCGAAGCTCACGGACGATGTCCGCATCGGTCACGCCGTCCCACTTGTCGCCTATCTCCCCGTACAGAAGAATACACGCCACATCGGGCGAAGGTATCATATTGAAAAATCGTTTGTTCATTTTGCTTTTATTGCTGTTCTGGTGCAAAGTTGGGAAGAAAAAGAAGTCGTGTCAAGACGGATATTTTATGATGATATTTTAAAACGTCATCATGAGGATTTAATACGTTATCATAAAAATAACGTATTGTGAATGATGTATTTATGGGCGAAATTTGCAAAACACAAAATAAGATATAAAAGACATGGCAGAATTGACAAACACGCAAAAAAAGGAATATGCACGCATGCTTTACCTGAAAGAGAACCTTACTCAGCAGGAAATAGCAGAAAAGACAGGCGTTTCACGCCAGACACTTTCCCGATGGATCAACTCGGAAAAATGGGAGGAGATGAAGATTGGCATGACGCTGACACGCGAACAGCAGATTTCCGCACTTCACCGCCAGGTGGCCGAAATAAACAAGGCCATACAGAGCCGTGAAGAAGGAAAGCGATATGCCACTCCGTCTGAAGCCGACACGCTGGGAAAACTGGCGGCCACCATCAAGAAGCTGGAAAGCGATGTGGGGATCAGTGACATTATCAGTGTGGGGATGCGGTTTTCCGACTGGCTCCGCCCGCAGGACCCGGATATGACAAAGACGTTTATCCGATTGTTTGACCAGTTTATCAAGGATAACCTATGAAACAGCAGGACAGAGAAGCACTCCGTATCTGGGAAGATTACAAGCAGGATTCTCTCAGGAAGGGAGTCGTAATAGTAAACAAGAGCCGGGCCGAAATAGAACGGCACAAGGCATGGCTCGAAAAGCGTCCGCTGGAGTGGATACGTTTCTTCTTCCCGGAGTTCTGCAAGTTCGACTTTGCCCCGTTCCAGATTAAGGCCATCATGCGCTGCATCGAACACGATGAATGGTTTGAGGTACTTTCGTGGGCGCGTTCGCTGGCCAAGAGTACCTGCGTGATGTTCATTGTCATGTTCCTGGTGCTTACGGGAAGAAAACGGAATGTCATCATGGCATCGGCCACGAAAGACAGTGCCGTCCGTCTGCTTGACCCATACCGGAAGCAGTTTGAACGGAACGGACTTATCAAGGCTTATTACGGCACACAGCTGAACCTTGGAAACTGGAGTGAAGAGGAGTTCATTACGAAAGGAGGATGTGCGTTTCGTGCCGTAGGTGCAGGAAGTGCCCCGCGTGGTAGCCGTAACGAGGCCGACCGACCCGACGTGCTGCTGGTGGATGACTTCGATACGGACGAAGCATGCCGTAATCCTGACACGGTAAACAAGATGTGGGGATGGTGGGAAGAAGCATTGTACGGAACACGTGATACGGCCATACCCACACTGATAATCTTCTGCGGAAACATCATTGCACGCGACTGCTGCATCACCCGTGCCGGAAAGCAGGCCGACCACTGGGACGTGATTAACATACGCGACAAGGAAGGACATTCCACGTGGCCGGCAAAGAACAGTGAGGAACAGATTGACCAGGTGCTGGCCAAAATCAGCACAAAGGCACAGCAGAAGGAGTATTTCAACAACCCGCTCACCGGTGGAAGCGTATTTACCAAGCTGGCTTTCGGTAAGGTTCCTCCTCTGCGTAAATTCAAATTCCTCATGGTGTATGGTGACCCTGCTCCGGGCGAAAGCAAGAAAAAAGGTGCCAGCTTCAAGGCCGTATGGCTGCTTGGCAAACTTCAGGGCGTGCTTTATGTCATTAAGGGTTTTCTGGACCATACCACGAACGAAGAATTCATCAACTGGTTCTTCCTGTTGAATGAATATGTAGGCGGAAAGACCAACCTTTACTGCATGGTAGAGAACAACAAGCTTCAGGACCCGTTTTTCCAGCAGGTGCTGAAACGACACCTGGCACGAATCCGACGAAAGAGGAACGAACAGCTTTCCATCAAGCCGGATGAAGACAAGAAGACCGACAAGGCTACCCGTATAGAAGCCGATCTGGAACCGCTGGACCGTGAAGGAATGCTGATATTCAATGAGGCTGAAAAAGACAATCCGCACATGAAGGAACTGATCAACCAGTTTGACCTCTTTGAAATGACGCTTCCTTATCCTGCCGACGGCCCGGACTGCATACAGGGAGGAAACCGGGCCATCGACCGCAAGAATGCATCCTTACAAAAAACAATAACCGTAAGCCGGACGACCATCCGGCAAAAAAACAAATACAGAACATGAGCCAGTTTATCAACCCGGAAGATTACGACGCATCCATACACCGTGAAATACTCGATGCGCTCCTGCGTGAAGACGAATCACTTCTTGAAGTATGCGAAGACCAGTCCATCGCCGAAATGCGCGGATACCTGTCTTCACGGTTTGACTGCGACAAGATTTTTGCAGCCACCGGTTCCGAACGCCATCCGCTTGTACTGATGTACGCCAAAGACATCACGCTGTATCACGTATTCTGCATACACAATCCGCAGAAGATTTCCAAGATACGGATAGACCGTTACGAGCGAAGCCTGGAATGGCTGAAAGGCGTGTCAAAATTTGAGATAAGCGTGGAAGGACTGCCGGCACTCGACGAAGATTCCACGAAGTTAAATTCCGCATTCCAGATGCGAAGTTATCCACGAAGAAACACCCGATACTGATATGAGCAAGAAGAAAAAAATAACCATAGGCGGAAACATCAATCCGCAGGGAAGTCCGGCACGAACGGTCATCATTACCCAGCCGCAACGTTTTTTCCTCGACATGCAGAAATACATGAGCGGCATACGCGGGGCCGAAAACGTAGACTTCACCAACCGAGTACGCCTGTACGACATGTACGAAGACATCCTGATTGACGGACACCTGAGCAGTGTGCGCGACAAGCGAATCGCTTCGGCACGAAACATTCAGATAGAGTTCCGACGTGGCGGGAAACCGGACGAGGAAATCAACGTGATGCTGCGTTCACCCTGGTTTTTCCATTTCATCGAAGACCTGGTAGACTCCGTGTTCTGGGGATTCTCCCTTTTCCAGTTCTACCGCGACAAAAGCGGATGGATTAATTACGAACTGATACCCAGAAAGAACGTCGACCCCGTTCGAGGTCTTATCCTTCACCGTCAGGGCGAAATTACCGGAACTCCCTGGACAGACTTTCGCGATGTGCTTTTTGTGGGCAATCCGCGTGCATTGGGAAAACTGGCCAACGCTGCACCCTACGTCATTTTCAAACGTAACGACATGGCCGACTGGGCACAGTTCTGCGAAATATTCGGAATGCCCATCCGCGAATATACCTACGATGCGGAAGATGAAGAGGCACGCCTGCAAATTCTTGACGACATGAATGAGCAGGGAGCAGCCGCATGCTTCATACACCCGAAAGGCAGTGAGCTGAAGTTGCTGGAAAGTGCCGGTAAAAGCGGCTCGTCCGACCTGTACGACAAGCTGTATGAGCGTTGCAACAATGAGATAAGCAAGATATTCCTTGGCAATACGCTTACCACCGAAGCCTCCGAACGTGGCACCCAGTCGCTGGGAACCGTGCAGGAGAAAGGAGAAAAGAAAATCAATGAATCCGACCGCCAGCTTATCCTGAACGTGCTGAACTACGATATGACGGACATCTTCGAAAGCATGGGATACGACACGCGCGGAGGGGAATTCGTTTATGTAGAACCGAAAGAGACAAACATCACGGTCATTGCCGACGTGATAACCAAGATGCGAAATGCAGGCACACCCGTATCCGACGACACGTTCTACGAGCTTACCGGAATACCCAAGCCTGAGAATTACGACCAGCTCAAAGCCGGACAGCAGGAAAAGCGGAACACCGTAGTACCTGATACGGGCAATACGCCTGACAGCAAAACGGCACAAAGAAAAGAAGAGAAACGGAATGATTTAAACGACGTTCAAACAGACCGTAAAAACTATTTAACCCGATTCTACAACCACCTCCGCCGTTTTTTCGTCCGCGCCCCGAAAAACGGGGCTTTAGGGTGGTAATGAATGAGCTGTACGGACAGACCTGTTCCTGCTGCCATGCTCACGAACCAAGGAATGAGGCGACCGTCTCATCCCTGTTCACTCCGGAACTGATGGCACGTCTGCTGGCCGACATCTTTGCCCGCAAGTTCAACGTGGAGGACGAAATCTATCCGGAACTCTACGAAGCCGCACGCGACACCTTTGAACGTGCGCTTGAGGAAGGATACCCCATGGAAGAAACGGAGGATGCCGACAGGCTGTTTCACGAAGCGTTGAAGAACGATGCCGACGTGTTTGCCGCCTTCCGCACACACCGCATGCAGAACGACATCGCTTCGCAGCTGCTCGATGAAGACGGCAGGCTGAAAGAGTTCCGGCGCTTCCAGGAAGATGCTGAGTCTGTCATCGGCACCTACAACAACCACTGGCTACGTACGGAATACGACACAGCCGTACTCCGTGCCCGCTATGCCGCCGACTGGAAACGTTTCTCACGCAACGCCGACATCCTGCCCAACCTGAAATGGATGCCCACCACCAGTGCCGACCCCGACGTGTTCCATAGGGAATACTGGCGAATCGGGCTGACGCTTCCCAAGACACACCCCTTCTGGAAAAACCACCATCCGCACGACCGGTGGGGATGCAAGTGCGACCTGGAGGAGACGGACGACCCCGTCACGGGAATCATCCCTGAGGTGGACTACAGACCTTCGCCCGGACTGGAGAACAACCCGGGACTGGAGCCGGAACTGTTCAGCCACACCCACCCGTATTACGAAAAGGCGTATCCGGGGGCGGAGAAGGCGGTCATGAGACTAAGAAGAAAGGAGATACAGCAGGAAGCCGAAAAGTTTCTTGAAGTGCAGCTGACGAATGAAGACTTCGGCAAAACTGTCAGTCTGACCCGAAAAGGAATAAAGGAATGGACGAACCAGCCGCACATGCATTATATGGAGAAAAATGAAATGCTGCTGCGCATTGACAAGGTCTTGAAATCATCCCGCTATATGGGTTCCGGCCCCGATGAGCACAATGCCTCCATCATCATGCATCTGTTTGAGACGGAGATTGAAGGGGACAAGACATGGATTATAGTCCGAGAGATGAGTGACGGGACGGTTCGTCTGCACAGCATATCCGACAGCCGGAAGATACTGGAGTTCATAAAAAAACGGAACGGCTAAGGAAGTAGCACCTCCGGGAACTGCAATCCCGGAAACTTGCTTCCCGCCATTCCGCTTTCTGCAAATATACGATTAATTCATTAAAAAACAAACCGCAATGACGATAAATCCGCTATTTCTGATGAGTCTCCTGCAAGGCTACGAGCAGTTGCCGCACCAGGATGATGTTGCTTCCGTCGGTGCTGTCGGGGCAGCCGCGGCTCGCCACGTCGGTGTAATACACACAGGAATCAAGCAGGATGGCCTGCAATGCGTCTGCCAGTTCCTTCGGGGTGTTGTCCGCTACCACGCTGGCAAGCGGGGTCATGTCGTATTCCGCTTTCATGGCTCAGTCCTCCTTCTTATAAAGTCCCACATAAAGGATGTCAAGGTAAAGCCCGCATTCAAAGTACAGCACACCTTGCGGGAAACGGGCGTTCAACGCCTCTATTTCCTCATCGGACGGGTTTTCCTTGACCAGTTCAAACAGACGGCCATCGAAAACCACCGTCTTGCGTTCCGGCTCCAGCGGAGCGAAGAAGGAAGTATCACCGAACGCCTTACCCAGCTCTATGTTCAGACAGGCAAAGGCATATTCCGCCGGATGCGATGCCTTAAAAGATTCCGCCGCTTCTTCCGGCGCCTTGCCGTTGAGCGCAAAATCAAGCATAGTATCTTTGGCCACCTTGGCATATACGCTGCACCATTCCGACACCTCAATCATGATTATACTGTGGCTGCACCAAGTGCCTTTCTGCTCGTCGGTGCCTCCCTGAACAGTCTTTACAAGCTCCTCTACAGGTCTGCCGAGCTTTTCCGAAAGGTGTTCCAGACAGGATTGCGCACGTTTGTTACGAAGCCAGCTGGCCGGGTTCTTCTTTTCTCCGAGCAAGGCTATCACATCGTTCAGGCATATCCAGAGTGCGTTTCCCTCACTTTGGATACGGACGCTCTTTCCGTTGACGGTAATATCTTTCTTCATGGCTCAGTCCTCCTTTCTGTTTGGTTCGACTTCGGTGAACTGGAGGACAAGCTGGGTGTAGCGGTGCATCACCGGACGGAGGATGCCCTTTGTGCGGTTATCGGCGGCGATGCCCACCAGTATCTCCATGATGGGATAGCTGGGAGTGGTGCCCGCCAGCACCTTCTGCACGTGCTTCAGGGTGCAGCCCCGTCTTTGCGCCACCTCGCGCTCGTCTTTCGGGAGGATGTACTTCTTCACCTCTGCAAAGAAACCTTCTGGAACGTCCTTCCGGTCACGCGGAAGCAGACGCTTGCGCCTTGGTGTGCCGATTTCGTAACGGCCTGTCTTGCGCAGGGTGGGAAGAAGATCTTGTGTTACCCAACGGCGGAAAGCCTCGGCTTCGGGTTTGCGGCTGATGAAGATAAGGTGATACAGTCCGGACTCATTTACGATACCCATTTGTTGAGGACCTCCAAGGGTATAGATAGTATCTACACCCTTTTCCCAATCGCTCAGATTCTTTCTCAGAGTGTCGCTGGGATTCTTGATATCGAGGATGTCGCATACATCCTTTGCCACGAACCAAGGTTCACCATTGATGATTACTGTGCGTACATGCTGGTTGGAAATGTACATAATGTCCTGCAAGGTAGCAGGAGCTTCGCCGGAAAAATTCTTATTGGAGTACATAAATATAAGAATTGTGATATAAAAGAAAAGCCCTCCGTAGGTGTGTACTCCACATACGCAGGGCGGATGCAGCCGATAGTTTCCGCACGGCCACCATAGAGGGCTATTCCCTAATATCCTGTTCAAAATAAAGTCGATTTGATTTATTTGCCCAAGAATTGTATGTAGGAGTACGTGGGCAAAAGTACAACAAATTTTGAAACTACCAAACAATTCGCCATGAATATTTCCGATTTGAAAAAGATACTGAAACTGCTGGAGCATGACTTGCAGAAAACCATCAGCGACACGCTTCCACGGAAAGCGGGAGTGCTGGCCGTAAACCATACACGCCAGAACTTCCGTGACGGAGGTTTCCGCGACGGAGGACTCCAGCCATGGAAGCCGACCCGACGGCAGCAGTCGGGAAGCAAGAAAGCTTCCGACCGTTACGGCCCTCTGCTTAGCGGACGAAAGAGACTTATGGGAGCCAATGACTTTCGAACGGAAAAAGGGAAAGTGACCATATTTAACCCCGTAGAATACGCCGCAATACACAATGAAGGAGGAACCGTCAGCACCCATCCACGCATCACGCCAAAGCTCCGGAAAATGGCATGGGCACGGTATTTCAAGGCGGCAGGCATACGGCGTGGAACTTCCTCGAAAACCCGAAAGAAGAAAGACGCTTCGGCACCTCCTGAAGCCCGTATGTGGAAAGCCATTGCCCTGAGCAAGAAGTCAAGGCTCAACGTAACCGCACAAATACCACAGCGAAAGTTCCTCGGACAAAGCAAGGAACTGACCGAGAAACTACAGGAAGAAGCCGAAAAGGAACTGCTCAAAGTAATGGAAACAAGGCTCGGAAGCCTGAAGTGATTTTAATTATTAACTATTAATTATTCATTGAATTACATGGAAACTTTATTCAACCAGATACAGCAGCTTGTGGCGGACAAGATTGAATGGCTCGACAGAAACGTAGACGAAGACTACGGACAGCTTGAAATGCTTTACCGCGACGACGAAGACTCCGACACCTATCCGCTCACCTTCCCCCTTGTGCTGATAGACATACCTGAAACCTCATGGACTACCATGGGAGGAGCTTTCAGTAAAGTACAGTCGGGCACGGTAACCGTCAACGTGAAGCTGGCAATAGACTGTTACGACGATACGCATTTCACCGGCGGAACAGCCGGAAAGGCTCAGGAACGTGCGGACAAGGTGCACGAGCTTCATTCACTGCTGCAGGGATGGATGCCCATGCATTCATCTTCACCGCTTGACCGCAAGACCAGCCGTAGCCAGACGATGACAAAGGGAATAAAAGTGTATGAACTGAACTATGAGTGCCGCATGATAGACGACGCTACTCAGGTATGACAGACACACGCTTGCCGTATTTCACACCGGCCTGCCGTCCGCGCTTTCTCTTGGAAGGCATGGGCGGTTTCTCTTCCATGTTTTTACCCGAACGGTATTCGCGATCCAGTTCCTGGAGAAATTCGTAATTCTGGTTCACGATAGTACGGATGCGTTCCTCGCTAATAAAAAATTCTCTGGTAGACAACTGATGAAAGGTATCGTCAAAGCGCAGACGCTTGATCTCCGTCCAGTAGTAATATCTGCGGAGCAATTCTTCATTTCGCATCGCTATTAATTCTGAGTCCCTTCCTTTAGGCATGTCAATATCCATTTATATATTCGCAAAGATACAAAAAACCGCACAAAAATCAACACTTTATGCCTTGAATCACCTCTTCCGGTACTTTGGACGACAGGACTGCCGCTGCCTGCCGTAATTTTACAGCGTCATGACAGAAACAACTGATTTATCAACCCTCAAAAACATTACTGACTATGGCTATCAATTACAGCATTGCACAGATGAAAAACCCCAATGACAAGGGGGCACCGGCAAAGTATTATGCGAAGGCACAGGCATCCGGAAGCGTTGACATCAACGAACTGGCCGAAGAAATCTCGTACTCCACTACCCTTACCGACGGAGACGTGCTGAACGTGATCCGTGCCCTGGTGAAACAGATCAACAAGCATATTTCCAAGGGTGAAATTGTGAAACTGGAAAATCTGGGCAGCTTCCAGGCGCAAATCTCCAGCGATGGCGCAGAAGCTGAAGAAGAATTCAGCACCGCCAACATCCGGAAGGTATCGCTTCAGTTCCGTCCCGGTATCGGCCTTCGCGGTCAGCTCAGCCTTGACAACCTGACGTTTCACAAAGTGAAGCCGCTGAATGCTCCGGCTGCGGAAGAGGAAGAAGGCGGTCTGGGAGCCTGATCACCGACTACCTGGCAGTGACTGCGACATTACTGCCTGGTAGTGATCCAACTACCCTGCGGTAATTAATAATTTACTACGGGGTAGTTTTTTCATTTGAATTTAGTAACTTTATAGTCGATTCATTAACTCTTAAAAACAACACAAGCGACCCATGAATGCCATTCACCTGACCGATCTGGCCCTGCTCTATTTTCCTCACAGCACCCCGCGAAGTGCCGTTTCCCAACTTCGCCGCTGGGTGAATCTCAACTCTGAACTTCAGCAGCGTCTGACCGAACTGCACTACCAGAAAGGACAGCGCGCACTGACTCCCCTGCAACATGCCGCCTTCGTTGAGTTCCTGGGTGAACCGGGAGAATGATACCATACACAGACAGCAATCCCCGGCATCGGTTTCGGTGCCGGGGATTGTTCTGTCAGTCTTCAATGTAGAAGTCCAGTTCAAGCAGTTCTTTCATGAACCGGTCCCGTTCTGCTTTCGACTTAAAATCGCTTCGTAGTGTTACCCATGAATCAGGATGATCCAGATTCTTACACTTGATAATCGGTTTCCCGTTTCTTTCTTCGGCTCTGATCACCACAAAACCAGAATCACATACTTTCTTTTGGTCTTTTGCGTTCATGATCAATCTTCTTTTAAATAAACAAATTCTCCTGCCAATAACAGCACTGGCTCACCAACACCCATTACCCATTCACCACGCTTATTATTTTGCCCTATTGGCGGTGGAACTATGTCATGTTTACTACCTGGAGTAATATTCGCAAACTGATCGCCAAAAGCCTTACAGTCTGTAACCATAATGCGCTTGAATGTGTTTGCCTGTTTTGGACAACACTTCTGCATCTTCTTAATATCAGATTCTCTGATAGAAATTGTACCTAATCTGTAAGATTTACCTGTGATGCCGCATTTCCTACATTTATACACATCGTACATTCTCATGACTCCTTGAGTTGTCAGATTCTGTTTATCCCAATCGTGACCGCCGGTATTAATATCAAATGTTTGCATATATCAATCCTCCTTACTTTTTCGAAGTTCCTTAATAAGAATATCAGCTTGTTCTACACTAACTTTTGCTGCATCCTCTAGAGTTATTTCATTACGCATAAGTACAGCGACACACTCCTTTGCAATCTCATATTTGCGTTGCTCCCAATTAATGTATGGCTCATAGTCAATTATCTCTAATATATTATCGTTAATTACATGCTGTGTACCTGCGTAATCATTTCCACCAATATACATCTGCTCGTTATCTGGCAATATACAGCCATAGTAGTATCCATCGCAACCACACCAACCATTAGTTATTTCTACTTCTGCACCTGCTATAAGTGTGTGATTTAAATCTATTTTATAATTATCTTTAAGTCTCGCTTTCATAGTCAGTCCTCCACTTTTACAAATATTACACCTATCCCGTCTTTTCTTTTCAACGCAGAACAATCTCCAACATCTTTAGGACAATTTAATTCTTGATCATAAAAGTAGCATCCTTCACAAAATCGTTTTGCTTTTACACATTTCAGATGAATTATTCCACAATGAAATGTTTCTCCAATTTTATGTTCTTTTTTTTGCATAATCACTTAACTCTAGATTTACATTCTAATATAATTTCACGTATAATTCCGTTTGTTGGTGATGTGATAGTATCTCTCATTGTTTTAGATATATCATTTTTCCAATACCCTGAATTAATTACAGAGCATATTCTTTTATATGCTTCATCAAACAGAGATTTATTGTGCTTATATCGTTTATCAGTTCTATCTTTGATTAAATTTTTCGCTTCTGATAAACTTGTTGGTATTCTTAACGTTATCATAGTCACTCCTCCATATTAGACAATAAATCCTCCACGTATGCCCATTTCTTCAAGCCGAACACTTCCATTGTCTCCTTCCAATCAAAATTAAAAGGTCCGCAAATAATCGGAGAATATTTATTTCTCAAAGCAATAATCATTGCTCCGTTTTTCGGTTTTTCGCTAGTATTATGCCAAACTGAATTAACTCTCCATTTAGCACCGGCTTCAAAAGCTTTTTGAACGTCATATTGTTCCTTTACTGAAGAATACGTTAAACTATCTTCGTATTCTTCTGCTGCTTTCTCAATATCTTCTTTTTTCATAAATCAATAATTTCAATTTTCAAATCACGCTTCAGTTCCCGAATCATGTCAAGTGTGTCATTATTCTCAATATCAAAGCAGATACCCAGTAATTCCGGGTTCTGCTGTGATCGTTGCACCTTCAGATCGCAGGGGCGGTTCCACTTCACCCAGATGAACATAAACTGGCTGATCATGCTGTAATGAATCTTTGCCGCCACTCTGCGAGGTCTGAACAGATTAAGGTTCTGGTTCTGCATAGGGTTCTATGTTTTTAACAACCTGGCCACTCAACCAGATCCGTCCGCTGCCCTGGCATTGCGGACACACTTTCTGCTGGGGATATTCCCGGCGCACATCTTTCTCTGCATATACGGTTACTGAGCCGGTTCCTCCGCACTGGCGACAAAGGCATACACGGCGATGGATATAAGTCTTTTCTGTTTTCATCTTCTGTCTGCATCATTAAATTCAGGTTTCACATCGGGTTCTGCTTTGTAGGGGTAAACGTCCATAATGGCGGTTTCCGATACGGAAGCTATCACATAGTCTGCCAAAGTTCCTTTCATGCCTTCGTCCAGCTTCTTGATGGCATCACGCAGATCGGAAGCCTGTACCAGTACATTGAAAGGAGTACGCTTTTCTGCTCCGCTCTTCTCATCGAGAGTGACAAACCAAAGTTTGCACTTAAACCAGCGGTCGGCTGCTCCTTCTTCGGACGGGAATAGTTCATTGTAATTCGCTTTTGCAACTCCAGCCACCTCGAACTCACCATTGATAAAAGGTGTCATTTCTTCGATGATACGGCTTTCGGCTTCGGTGAAGCTGAGCGCGTCTACCAGATAAAGTTCAGTTACTTTCTTATTCATTCCGTTTTCCAATGTCTTTTCGAAACGGATTTTACATGTAAGCCAATTGTGCATCATAATTACTTGTTTTTAATTTCTTTAAAAATTACGTTTTGCTGATCACTTCTTGAATCGTCAGTACAGGACTGTTCCAAGTGGTAACAACAAATATTATTCTCATAGAAATAGCAACCTTCACATGCTATATGCTCACTTTCTACCGGTGAGGCTTTCAATAAATGCCCATCATATTCAAATGTTTCACCAACTGTTAATTCCATACTGACAAAATTTTATCGGTTAATACACTCCATTTGTTCCTCACCATCCTCCCGTCCATCCAGGATATCCAACCGAGAATATCAAGCAATGCTGCAAAAACCTGAAGCATATAGCCTATAATTATCAATGGACATACAATAAAGACAGATAGGAATAACATTATTATTTTCTTGCGCTTATTCATTATTCTATGTAGTAACATGTTACAATAAAATTCTTCCTGATCACAAACAAGGTAAACTGATCGTAATCCAACCCAAGTAAGACACGTATTGAAGCTCTTCGTATGTGTCCGCTATACTTGATGCTGTTAATGTATCCATCCATGATCATTTTCAGGCGTTGGTATTCTTCGCGGGTAGCTTCCAGTTCTTTGTCTTGAGTAACACGACTTATATATTCGTGTAATTGTTTCATCCAGCGCGGCCACTTGTCGCGCCGGATGTTGGTTCTAAAGGTTAATTCAGCCATATCAATCAGGTTTATATCTATTCACAAGCCACCATTTTACTTTTCCTACCCTTTCAACCAGTAATTCAAATGGAAGCTTTAAAAAGTAAGAAAACATAGCCATAATTAACAATGGACTGATCAATATGCAGTATACAGTCCATATTGCATACCATTTGCATTTAGACTTTCTTTTCATTTTTCCACCCATTAAGTTCATAAACCTTATCCCGTGCTTTCTCTTTGGATCGGCACTCCGCGACGGGAGTGCCTGTGCATGTGGACTGAGTGTATTCATTCCGATATACGATCCATAGATTTCCACGGCGGGAATAACTGTACTTAGGCCGTCTGGACTGCATCGCTTTCCTTTTTGGGTTCTACGTAGAAAGATTCGTCCTGCACCACCTGAATGCCAATTTTCGGGAATAATTCGGCCACTTCAGGAACTTCCCGGTCGGCCAGCAGCTTGTCCTTGGCCAGTTCCTCTGTGGTACGGATATAATCAGGAAGGAATTCTTTTACCAGGTTTGTAACCGAGGCCCAGGTAAAGCCTTTCAGATTCTTCAGCTTCGGGTTACCGGTGCGGAATCCGATGATACCATGTGCCGACTCCAGACTCTTTTTCTTGCTGAAAAGCGTATCCTTATTCTCAGTGGCGTAGGTTTGCATCACTTCAAAGGTGCGGTCTTTCGTTTCGTTCAGCTCGGCCAGCTGGTCGGCGTACTTCTCGCGGATCTTAGTCATCTCCTGATCCATTTTCGCGGTAAGTGACTGGGCCTTTGCGTCGGCCATTGCAAACTCGGCAAATGCCTGTTCGTACTGTTCGCGGCTTACTCCGCTGATTACTGTTTTCTTGGTTCTTTTTGTTGCCATTTTAATTGAGTTTTAATCGTTATTTAAATTCTGTATAACACAAACGTATTTTTGCTTCTGGATTAATCCCTTGTGCCAATTTCCTTACATCCGTCAAGTTGTCGGTTCGCCAGCATGAGCGGATGCTTTTATTCGGTCTGTCGTGGAAAGAATAAATGATCCTCCATACGATGTATTTCTTCCTATTCATCCCTCATGTCCTCCATTGCCGCCAAATCGTATTCCAGTTTCATGGTCTCATCAGCCTGTTGTCCGCAGAAGTTCTCCAGTTCGCGGAGTATTGTTACGCGGTCGCAGAAGTCATACTGCTGCATGCGGTTCATAATGTCATTCTGGATTTGTTCGATTGTCTGTTCCATAGCTATTCCTTGTTTGATTTACTATCCTTGTAATCTTTCACTACCGGGCTACCAATCAGCTCGCGTCTGCTGTAATACACGCTACGTCCTTTCTGATACCCTGTTATCAGCCCTTTGTTAGCCCATCTTTTTATAGTTGTTTTTCCACATCCTATTAATCTGCATGCGTCAGCCTGACCTATCAAATCATCCGGTGCTTCTGAAATATCCTTTCTAGGTACTTTCTCTAAAGAACCCACCCTGAGTCCTAGTCTTCTTTCTACACGATCCAATCGGCGCAGAAGCTTCTTGTATTCCGAGAGGCTCAATGTAATAGTTTCTTCTTCCTCTTCCGGTTCGTCCTCCAGATCCGGACAGATGGAACTGATACCAATCTTTCCGGCGAGGAACATAGCTGCATCCCTTGCCGCATAGAACAAGGTTTCGTTTTGCTTGTCTTCCGGAACGTCGCGCACATACTGATTGAATACCCATGTTTCGCTGCGCTTATTTTCCAAAATTTCTACTTGCAGTCGGCTCACTTTGTCGACTAAAGGTTTCAAGTATTCTATTGCACGGTTAATTTCTGATTGCTTTCTCATATCATTGCTCCTTTCTTGCCATTGCCTCAAATTGTCGTTTCACTTCCTTCAGTTCCTCCAGCGACATTTCCGTAAGAGGCTTGCGGAACTTGCTGCGTGTACGGCAGAACTGGTTTATCTTCGCTTTGTTCATTTCAAAATCCGCTTCCGTTTCGTTCGTGTAATTTTTGTTCAGACAGGAGATATGAAACGAAAGGGAAAAAATCTGTTTCACTACTTTGCGTGCCTCACGATGGATGCGGTCAGCTTCCTCACGGTTGAACCGTGTTAGCAACAGTCCGGCTTCTTCTTTGGTCAGTCCGGCGGTGCTGTCGGTTCTTCCTTCCGTGAACTGGCTGATAAAACCATGGCGGTCATCATCATCAAATCCCATTTTCCGGAACTGAGCGTGCAGCGCCTTCACCTGCTGCGGTGTGATTGGACGGTCTTTCATCATTGTTCTCATGTATTCTGATTATGAATTGTAAATTGAAAAGATTATTCTTCTCCGTAATATTGCCGGGCTTTCTCCGGCACGATATCGTAATGTCCTACGGGACCGATAAAGCGTCCTTTTGAAAAGGCCCTGAAGCCTTCCACGTAGATCTTCAGCGAGGCATCGTACATCACTCCTTTGGCGGCACGTCCGTTGGGTAACTGGCCTTCGGCGTGGCTGATGAAGATGAGCAGCTTCCGCTTATGTTGTTCCTTAAAGTCAATGTACTGACGGTACGTCATTCGTGTGTACTGGAAGGAATCGATAACCACGATGTCCGGGCTTTTCTGCCGGCGGAGGCGGATGCTGAGTTCATCCATATTCTCGTTGTCAATCAGCAGGAACTTCTTGTTTACGTCCATCATTCCTGTTCGCCGGATGGCATCCTGCATGGTGCGGCAGGCACCTTCCTCCATACTGTCGTATGCCACACGGCCAAAACGGCACAAATACTTGCAGAGCTGGAGGGCAAAACTGGTCTTACCGCTACCGGAGTTTCCCCAGATGAGCCATACTCCACGGCGTTCAGGAGTTCCGAATGCATCATACCAGGGACCTTTGAAATCCATCACATCAAACTTCATGGATAGAAGTTCACGAACCCCCTTCGCATTGCGGTCGAAAGTGAACTTCTTTTTCTGTGGGGGCGGTGTAGTATCCTCTTTATTCATTGCTTCCTCCTTTCCTTCTTGCTTCGATAATACGTTTCTGACGGTGGATGCATCGTTTCACGCGGCGAAGGTCGTTGTCGCTTCGCCTGGCATCCTTCAGCACCTCTTCGATATCGGCACGGTCGGTCAGATTGTTGGCCTGGCAGATGGCGTAGATGTCATTCTGTTCTGTGGGAGATACATCGAAGAAACGACGTCCGATGCGGCTGTTTATTTCCTTGTAACCTTTTTTGTTGTAGCGAAGTCCGGCTTCCATGCGGCGTTTGATGTAGTCTGTGCTGAGAAATATGATGCCGGAGTGACCTTCCAGACGGTTGTAAATGCTGATGAAGTAGTTGAACACGCTGTCAGTAAGCTTGTCGCCTTCATCGAATACCAGCAACGGATTTCCCAGGAAAGAAATCATGCTGATGGCATTCTCCAGCATATCGCGGAGGTTGGTCGTGTCGGTAGGTGCGCCTACCTGTTTGGCTATCTCACGAACGAAGTCTGAGCGTCGCATATCTTCCGAACAGAGGATGTAGAACACGTTGCGGTGCGTACGGCGGTATTCAATGGCTGCTGTGGTTTTTCCGCATCCGGCATCACCCACAATCCATGTCACGTTCTTGTATGCCTGTGCGTCACTCAGTGCAAAAGTGATTTCCTTGAAAGTCTTTCCTTCGTGAAGGTTCCATGAGTCGAAGGCAAAGCCAATCTGCGAAGCGATACGGATAAACATTTCATCGCTGATCAGTTCATACTTTCCGTTGCAGAGCTGGCTCACGGTGGCCGAACTTACACCCTGCAAACTTTCTGCGGCACGGTTCAACGTAGGGTAATTGGAACGGTAGGCAATCAGTGCGCTGCGTACCTGTTCTTTCATTTCTGTTGTTAATCCTTTCATTGTTTTAATAGGTATTTAAGTATTGTTTAATCAAATCGTTAGAATTTTCCCAAGCTGTCCAGTTCATCAAACGTCAGGTTCGATACTTTCTTTGTCCAGTCTCCTGATGATGCGAAGGTCAGCGGTTCATCTGCCAGTACAGGCTCTTCCGGAATATCCGTTTCGGGCATCGGTACCGGAGCTTCCAGTGTGCCACGCTTCATTTCTTCGCGGTATCCGTCAAGCTGCTTTTCGCTCACGGCCACCGGACGCGGTATCCGAAGTTGGGTGTATGCTTCGCCCATGGCTTCCTCCATGAAAAGGTCTTCCTGGGCGATGTGCATGGCTGCACGAGTGCGACGGTTGGCATCCAGTTGGGCAAACAGATAAGCGTTTTCCTCTTCGGTGCGTTCCTGAGTGGCACGATGGATCGTGACTTTCGGTGTAGCGATGGCCGCATACTTGGCTCCCGTGTCAGTCACCGCCCATAGCTCGATGCGGGTCATGTCTTCCGGATCGTAGCGGTAGAGGAACTGACGGCCTACGTTCTGCAGGTGGAAGTTCATATCTATCAGCCCGTCGTCGCCATACACCATGTAGCTGTATTCCTGCTTGTTCATGCGGAAATTGAAACCTTCCCTGGTGTATTGCACCGGAGCCTGAGAGAACAGCATGAAGATTTCGTGTGCTTCGTAATCATCCAGCGGTTGAGCTTTCGGATTCTCGATGGCGGTGTACATTTCCAGTCGGGTCATGCCGGTAAGGCTGGTAGGATGCTGCATCAAGTTCCATTCTTCGCGGCACTCGGCATACTGCTGTTTCAGTTCCTCCAGCGTGGGAAGAAGGTCGATGTTTGCCATTACCAGGTCGATATTTGCCCGGCTGGAAAGCTTCTTTGCCGTAATGTTCTGACCGGTGAAGTTGTACAGTTTATGAAGGACCTGTTGCTGGAACCGTCCGAAAGCGGACTCGATGGATTTGGACTGGCCATTGTGCGGCATCGTGGTTTTGTGTAGGTGACAGAGTTTCTTGAAGAATCCCTGCGAAGCCAGTTTTTTGTGTCCTCCCTGATTATCGGTAACTATCTCGTAAGGCTTCACCTTCCATGTCTGGAGTGCCATCCGGTACGCCATGTACTGGTTGTAGAAGTTTTCGCCGTCACCGATAAAGTAGCCGAGGAACAGTTCCGTGCAGGCATCCATCACCTCGTACACATCGGTGGTTCGTGCCACCCATCGCTTCTGCCTGTCATCGTACGCACGGTAGTAAAGGTTTATCTTCGTACCGTCTGAATACCACAGCGAGTTCGGCATGGACGGCATTACCGTATCGAAGGTTGGCATATACTTGTTCTTGAATTCCCTTTCTCCATTTACTGCGGCATACCACCACACCATTACTGCCGGATCATTCAGATACGTGTGCATCGTTGTAGGACTCTTGATGGTTTTCAGCCCGCGAAGCGTTGCCTGACGGTTGTATTCCTCAAAGAGCTGCATATCGGTGTAGACCGGGAATTTACTCCGGCGGAGCTTTAGCAGAAGGGCACCTTCGGCCTTACCGATGCGGCGGGCAGCACTGTTGCCCAGGTTACCGCTCACCAGCACCCCGTATCCCTCACGCTTGTAGGCATTGAATTTTTCGCGCAGACGTGCCGGATTTTTGGGCAGGGTGTGATTCGTTATTTCGCGAAGTCGCTCACAGCAAATCAGTACGCTGCTCCATGTTTCTGCCCGGCGTGAAAAACCACCTTTGGCATGCTCCACATTGCGGGCTTTCTCCGTACGCACCATTTCATTCATAACCTGAGCATTCAGGATATATTCCAGTTGTCTGGAAGGCTCGATGCGCGGTTCAAAATCCTTGTAAAATCGCACTGCATCTGCATCGAAACGAATCTGTGTGCAGATATACTTTTCCTGTTCACGCTTTTTCATTTCTTCGTATGCATTTTGGTAAGTGTCATCGTATGCTGCACGGAGCCGTTCCGGCATGGAGCGGTAGGCAATCAGAGCCTCGCGTCCGTTACCTCCCCGCTGGAGGAGGGTTAGCTTGCCTTCACGAATGTATTTCTTATAGGTGGGCTGGCTGATAAGTCCGCTCCCCACAAGCTCCGTAAAGCTGACGCATAATGTGTTTCCGTACATTTCCATGATTAATTCGTTAAGATTGTAGTCCGGCTCCGGGGCTTGAACCCGGATGGCAGCCGCTTCACTCCTTCTTTTTACCATATTCCCAATTCCTATTGAAAACAGCCCAATATGTCAAATTACAGTCGTTATCCTGAATGTGTGAAGTTCTGCAAGCCGTGTGTGATTTATTCCTTTTTCTGTGCTTCCCGCTTCTTTATTTCTTCATCCATCCATTCCTGGAATTCTTTATCCTCCTTGTCCATCCGTATTGCAGCAGGTATGAGTGCCAGGCAGAGGCAGGTTGTTATAATCAGGTTCATTGTACCGTCTGTCAGCCGGTTCAGTATGGCTGCTGCCAGTATCAGCAGCAGATAGCGTGTGGTGGTATTGATTCGTTTCATGATTCAATGGTTTTGAGTTTGGTGCCATCCCTATTTTCACAAACCGGAATAGCAATGAGCAATCATTTATGTAGTTGGTTGATGTCTTTCTCTTTTCTTAATTTCCTCAAACAGTTGTGCCTGCATCTTTATCAGCATGCAAAACTCTTCATCTTGAATAGCTTCGCGAAATCCTCTGTCGCCTTTTACCAGGTCTATCAGTTCGCATACATGTTCAAGCTGGGATTCAATGTTCTTAAAGGAGTATTTTGTAAAATTCATACAGATTACTTTAAAGGTTTACAATTTCCGCATATGGATTTTCCATTTCCTTCAGCTCATAGAGCTTTGCTCCGTGATTTAAAGCATACGAACGAATAAGTCTTGCTGTAGGGCTTTTAGTATCGTATGCCAATGCGGAATCTACCGTACGGATTGTAACATTCAGTTTCCGGGCTATTTCTTCTTTCAGCTCCCGGCTTGCTTTAATGAGTTTTCTTGTTTCTGCCATTTCGTTATTGATTTATTTAGTTATGAAATCTACCATGTATTCTCTCTGGAAAGATCCATCTTCATGAATGTGTTCCGATAACCAACGAGATGTCATTTTCCGACTTTCTTCCTCATCAAATGCCAATTCTTCCGGTTCAGGAAGTGTCTCAGTGTTTTTAATCATTCTCGTTAATTCTTCATATACCTCTTTTGGTATTTTTGCATTACTTAAGCTTACCTTATAAGTCACCTCCACCACAAGTGCTCTAACAGCGGTGTTTTCTGATTCGTTTTCCCTGATTCTATCCATAATTTGCGTTTTTAAATATTATTTTCTACCTTTAGGGCGTCTTCTTTATTGAAGACTCTGCAAATGTAAGCACTTTGCGAATATCGTGCAAGCATTTTGAGGATTATTTTATTCACATTGAATATATTTTAAGCAAAATGGATAAGAATAAACGATTGGAAAGGCTTGTAGAATATTATGGGAATGGTAATAAATCCCATTTCGCTAAGATGTTAGGCGTTAAGGCTCAAACAATTAACACCTGGTTATCAAGAAATACCTATGACACTGAATTGATATTCGCGAAATGCGACGGTTTAAATGCTGCTTGGCTCTTAACCGGCGAAGGCAACATGCTCAGTTCCGAGTCTGAAAAGGAAGAAAAACTGCCATCCGTAAACCAAACATACGAAGGCGCACCCTACTTTAATGTGGATTTTATAGGAGGATTCGATGTAATTGTGAATGACCAGACGCGGAATCCTGACTTCTACATTAATTACCCTCCCTACAACCAGGAAGGAGTGGTTTGGTGTAACCTCACCGGTCACTCCATGGAACCGGAGATAAGCAATGGTGACATTATCGCACTTCGTGAAGTAACGACACCTATCCAGTATCTTCCGGCCGGGGAAATATACGGCATTGTCACAGAGGAATACCGCACAGTAAAAAGAGTCAGGTTAAGCCAAAAAGAAGGTTTTGTCCGGCTCATCCCTTCGAACAAAAGCGAAGAGTTCTGCGAACAGGAAATCCCCATCAGCATGATTCTAAAAGTATATGCTGTTTTGGGAAGCATCAGGAAATTCTTTTAACTATATATTATGAAAAAAGACCTTGATAAAAAATATACCTATGACGAAGTAATAGAGGCTTTAAAAAATGGAGAAATACGTGTTCCTGTTCCTGTACTTACGGGAATGAATGGTTCTAAATACCTCTTGCAACCTTCTCCATACAATGCTAGCGAATTAGACAAATGGGGTTTTACTGAATTTACTATCCATAGTGAAAAATTTAATGTACCATCCTTAGAAACTCCAAATGACGGAACCTGGTTTCAAGGAGGACCGTTATTGAGAGGATTACATCTAGCAGAAACAGAAAGCGAAGTACAAGGATTCTTCCGGAATCTGTCTGTATACGCTCGAAGATATTCTCCATTCAACAAAGGTTATAAAAGATTGTTTGTTCACGAATCAGCTTTGCCTCAGTTAGGGTTAACATTAGACAGAGAATTAATATACAGCCAAAGATTGGAAAAGTTAATAGAGTTAGATGGTGCTCCTCAATATGTAAATTATGAGCAGCGTTTTGGAATTCCCTATTATAATATGGGATTTTCTACGGATTTCAATAAGATTTTCGGTACACATTACGCTGTTCCTGATTTCGAAATCATCTATAAGCCATTCAAAGACGCTGAAGTTTATTGTAACGCAAAAGGAGATGGTATGATTCCGGTTATCTCAGATGGTGATGTTGTAGCCTTAAAAGAAGTACAATTAAAAGATATAGTATATGGTGAGATTTATGCAATAGCAATGAATGATGACTCCGGAATAATTCGCGTAATACGGCGCGGATCTGACTCTTTTAAACTGCGTTTGAGTGCCATAAATGTATATTATAAAGATATCGAAATTGATACTCGAGGAATTTTAAAAATATATAAGGTAATGGGATGCATAAAACATTTTTAGTAAGCTGAAAATATGAAAGAAAGAATAGTTTTATTTATCTCAGTATTTTTCTTTATGTGTTCATGTAGTAATACATCGGAAATGGATATTGAGAAATTAGTATCAAATTTTGCCCAATCCTCTTTACCTGAGACATGGACTTATGAGCCGATTGCATACTCTGTAACTGACAGTGCTATGTCAAAAGTTGAAGACACTAAACAGTATCAAGAACTTGTAGAAGCCCAAACACAATTAGATTCAGCTTTTATTCATGATGAAGCTATAGATTGTTACGAAGAAATGAAAAAACTTAAATCTAAATTTACTCCGCATTATATAGGTAAAAAGATCATTCATGCTTATTTATGCTCGACAGATTTCGGGGATTCTTTATTCATCAATACATATATAGTTGGAGCTGATGGAGATATTACCAAAAGTAATTCAACTTCTGTATATGTTTCATCTCCAGATTCTGTGCGAATGGAGTCGATAAAAAAGCAACTGAAACAATTTCTTGATGAGGCAGTAAAATGGAAATAATTTTTGATTCAATATTTTCTTAATAAAATCAAGCTCCCGGACTTTCACCGGGAGCGTTCACCTTAAACCAAATACCTATAAAAACGCAAATTCACAAAAGTATTGGGGCAGAACCCGGACTCGAACCGGAATCTGAAGCAGCTTACCCGGGAGCTCTTCCGCACTATCCTGATTATGCTATTCTGCATCATTTCTACACGCACACACGTTTTCACCGTAAAAATACGTATTATCATCCAAATAAGCGCTATAAATCAGCGGATTGCATTAATTTTACAGCATAATTAATTCGGAAATATATAATACTATCTATATCAAAATATAGATTGTAAGTATTCGGCCAACTACAGGTATTAAACCTTTATATACAACAATAGCGACTGTCACTATGCACCTAATAGTATCAGCCGCTATTGTTTTGTTGAACCCATATGTTACAGTTTATA